CCTTCACCTCCTCCATGTCGTGCTCGATGAAGAAGCAGGGGATGAATAGGAAGGAGTAAGCATCGTTGTTCTTCGGGTCCATGGCGAGTTGGCATTTTTCGTAGAAGAAGCCAGAGTTACCCTTGCCAGTGCTCTCGAATACCTCCAAGTTGTCCTCTTGGTTTCTGATACCACCAGAGATAGAGGAAATCACACCCTCTGGGTCGTGCTCAGGGGTCTTCTTCCAGTAAGCCACCTCCGAATAGTGGGCGCAGTGGAAGTTACTACCACGCACGGAATCGAAGTTCTCGAACGATGCCACGGTCAGTGTGCTTCGGCGAATGGCTCTCATACCATCGGTTACTTGGAAGTCGTCGGGCGAGTTCTCGTAAGGCGAGAATTGTAGCTTGGCTCCGCTGTGTCCGAGCGTCCACCCTGGCTGATTCTCCAAGGCCTTTCGGTACATAGCCTTGATTTTCTTTGCCGTGTTCTTCTGCTGTGCCAGCACGATGGCGTTCCATCCGTCTCTTCTAAAGTCCTGTAGCCACTTGATGTAGAGCTGGGTGAGGGTAGAGCCTCCCCATTGTCGGGCTTTCAGGATAACCACACGGATGGCTGCTCCGCTCGTTCTTAGGTCCTCGAATATCTTCAAGAGCTTTCTCTGAGGATAGTTCAGCTTGAAGGGTATCATATTACCAGTCACTTTGTCCTCGATTTTGTCGGTGGCGTACAGCGCAAACTCGGGATCTTCCCTGAATCTTACCTTCATTATCTCGAAGGTGAGCACCATGATGAGCTGCTTGGTGTAATAGCTTCCCTCGTTATATTCTCGCCCCCACACCTGTATGATGTATTGCTTCAAGCTGCCAACTTGTTTCAGCCCCCTATATAATAAGGTACGCATGCACTCCCTAGGCACCCACATCTTCTTGATCATGAAGTCGGGCAACTCCAATATCTCTCTGTGCTCCATGTCGTAGCAGTTTTCGCCCGTCCATGGATTATAGGTACCGTATATCTCCTCATACCTCGCTCGGTTCTCCAATACAAGGTCGTCAATTTCCTTTTCAGTTACCTGTGCCATCGCCTAGTTCGTTTAGTTCCTCAAAGTCGGCGTCCTGTATCTTCGGAACGCTTTCCATGTCTATAGCCTTGTCGCTGCTCACTTTTGTCATACCCATCGCCGCAAGCTGTTTGAAGTCCTCGTCCAGTCCATGGGTCACGCTTACCTCGCTTTGCTTTGGTATCATGTGTTTCATCAGGTCCTTGTAGATGGTTACGTATGTCTTTGGGTCGTATTCAGACAACTCTATCATCTTTTCCTCAAACCGCTCTTGGTGTCGGGCCAAGAAGTCTCGCAAGAACTCTTTCTGTGCGCTCTTCTTTACAGGCAGTATCTTTTTCGCCTTGTCTGCCTTCTCCTTCTTGATTTCCCTTACAGTCTTATAATCATCGAATCCTTCCATTCTTAATTATTAATTATAAATTCTTAATTATCCGAACGGTTTCAGTGTCTTCACCATTGCCCCCGGCTTGGTGGCGTTGGCGCAGTCCATTATTTCCAGCTCGGCATCCTCTAGGTCTTGCGCCTTGTCAGCGGTAAGAGGGTCTTTGCTAGTGAGAGTCAGCTTGAAATACTCCAAGAGTGCTCCAGTCGAAATGTAATCGTGGATGGCTGCCACCAAACTGTCTAGCCTTGCATCATCCCAGTAGTCGGGCATCCTCAGCCATATCTCCTTCTCCTCCCATTCCTTTAGGGCGTTGTCTCTCACCCTGCCTTCTGGCTTCATCACGTATGCAGAAAGAGCGCTCTCTGCCTTCTGTAGATATTTATCAAACCATCTATAGAATATCGGTCTCACCTTGTCGTTCTCGCTCGTTGGCACCATTTCCTCTTGGTTGGTCTGGTTGCCACGCCGATTTCTGCCCACAAGGTTAGTGGTCGCATCAATGTCATACCATAACTGGTTGGCATAAATAAAGATGTGCTTGTCTAAATACCTGTGCGCAGGTCTCGGTGGACTGGGCAAGAATGGATTAGGCTCAGGCTTCCAGCCTCGCTCACGAACAAAATGCGTAGGGTGCAGTGCGTTAAACTCTGGATAACTCATAATTCAATATTCAACATTCAACATTCTTAATACCCTTCCTCCTCTGTTACGATTACATCGCATTCAAAGTTCAACTTGTCGCTGTGTCTAGACCATAGCTTCACCTTGCAGAAACCTGTGTTCTTTGGCACAAGCGTGAAAGCCCTTCGTTCCCGGCATCGGTGTATCTCCACGATGCTAGTGTCTTCGCTCCTTGCCTCGATGTCATCAATGGCTCCGCTGTTCAGCGAGTAGGATAGGGTGGCTTCCTCTCCCTTTTCCAAAGTTATCTCGCCTTCCATGCCCTCGCCGTTCACCTTGGCGGTCAGTTCGGTAGGATAAGGAACGGTTGGCAATATAGGACCACTCATTACGAAACACTTTCTGATGGCTTGCTCGTCCACGGCGAGAGCCGCTTGGTATGGCTCCGCTTGTTTCAGATTGGTAGTTTTCAGCCACCATTGGAATATCATGTAGTCCTCGATGTATCTAGCCGATAGTCTAGCCAGCGCATCGGTCAGCGTTCCGTTGTATCGTCTCGAAACCGACAGGGTGAACTCCACCACTTCGTCCGTCTTGTTGCCGTAGTAGATGGCGTTGTCGCCCACGGTCTGGGGGGTCGGTACCAGATAGTCTACAAAGAAGGTCTTCAATACCTCCAGAGCGGTATCAAACTCATGTGTCAGCGCATTTTCATGCACTGTGTCACCTGTGGCTATCTCCTGTCCTGCCAACTTTGCAGCCTTCGGGTCGGAAGCCTCGTCTATCTTTCCTTTCAGATAAGTCGCCGTCTTCACGGCGTTCATGATCGTCTGTTTTACGATTTGAAATTTTATAATCATAGTCTCTTCATTTTTAGATTACTCCCATAAATGCAGTTCCATCGTCATTATACATCGTACCTGTCATATCAGCTAAAGTCTTGTCGCTAGATGTAGGTGGGTCGATGGAGTAGGCGATACCCACGCCGCTTTCCAGATAGCTAGCCATTTCGTCCGCAAACTCCTTGGCTAACTCGGGGTAGTTCTTGCCGAGTGTTGCCTTGCAGACGAAAGCAATGGCGTAGTTGACGAATATATCAGCTACGACCGTACCCTTGGCATTATTCAACCCAGAAGCGTTGAAGGCTATGCTGTCGCTTGTGGTCGATTCGCTATAGCTCGTTATCTTTGGTGCGAGTTCTCGGGCGAAAGTTTGGGCGGCACCATGTATGGCTATGTCGATGGCAGCCTCTTCGTTGCTCGAAAGCGTGGCACCAGCAAACAGGGTGTTACCCTGCTTGTCGCTTTGCCGTTTTCCGATGAGAGATAGTTGCTGTTTCAACTTCTTCTTCAGGTCGGTTACGTTGATGGTTATCGTTTTTGTTGTATCGCTCATATCCTATGCTGCTTAATTGTTACCATTGAAGAATTGGTTCACGGCGTTCTGGTCTGCGCCCAGTACCAGTCCGTTCTTGTCCACCTGTACGCCGCCCTGCTGTGCTGCTTGCTGCTGATACATCTCTTCGAGCTGTGCCTGTTGCTCCTGTATGCTAGACAAGAGTTTGTCGGCGTATGGCTTGTTGACATTCTGCAAGTACTGGATGAGGTTGATGGCACCCATACCTAAGAGTTCCTTCAAGTCATCGTTCTGTGAGGTGTTGTAAGCGGCTGTGGCTGCTGCGTTCTTGATGCTTATCTTGAAGTGAATATCTCTAGCAGAAAGTCGGTCGTAACGGTATACGTTGAGTCCGTCCTTGTTGAATATCTTCCTGCCGTCCTCATAGAACTGTTGGATAGTCATGCACTTCTTGGTAGCCAATCTCTCGGTGAACACTTCCATGTCGCTCAGAATGGTAAACAAAGAAGTGGTTGCGTTCTGGCTCTCCTGCGCATAGCGTGCCGCCGAAGTTCCTGCCGAAGGGGTCTTTCCTTGCAGTGCTCCCGATACGTTCGTTACCTCTCTTATCAGGTTCAGCTCTATCTGTAATAGTTCGTTGGTTCCGATGTTCACGGCGTTGCTGGTGATAATCTCTGGCTTCACGTTCGGCATCGTTCGCTTAGGCGAGTAGAATATCCATCCGTCGTATTCGATGGCTTCTTGCATGAACTGCTCTGGCGTTCTGTCGCCGAGCACGGTCTTTGGTATCATCTTGAAGCCCTTGAAGCTGCTTCTCAATGCCATGTCGTTCATCACGATCAGTCGATTGATGTATCGCTGCTGGTCTATAACATTCGCCATGAATGGGTGAATCTCTCCGTTGATGTATGGGTAGAGCTTCATCGTGAAGGGGTGACTCTTGTAGTCGTAAGGCGTTTCTCCTTGGCAGAGCACGGTTCCGTCTGGTGCCATGTATGTATAGTACCAGTACTTGTCGGATACCTCCCAACTCTTGATGTAGGCTCTCTCATCCTCTGGTACGCCCATTTCCTCATATTGCTGTTCTCGCTTGATGTTGTCATTTCTTAGCTTGGCTATCATCGCCGTGTCATCTAGGTCTATGCGGAAATAGGCGTTGTTTCCACTTGTCGCTATCGGGTCGAAACATTGCAGCCTAGGCTTGGTCTCAGTGGTCCACACCTCAATTACCCTCACGTAGTGCTTGCCCTTGTTGCTGTAGTCGAAGCTAAGGTTCTCCAAGGCTTTCTCCTCGTTAAACTCATAGCCTCCTTCGCTCTCGTAGTCTTCCTGAATATCAAAGATGGCGTTCAAATCACCGATGGTAAGTCCGTATTCCTCTCTGGCAAATTTCTGATACAAGTCTTCTCGGCTCACGTCATGCAGCACGCCTATCAAGCTGAGGTCGTTATGTCTTGGGTCGCTTCCACACTCAAAAAACATGTGGTCGGGCTCCATCAGTTCCGTCCAAGCGTCTGGCATTTCCAGTTCTTTGTCTTCCCAGCTCTCCCTCACAAACATCTGTCCGCCCTGTAAATAGTCCTTGATGGCGTGGTTCAAGAGGTCCTGCATCTCCGTGGTCTGCCAGTTGCACTGCATCGTAGCACTCATCATGTCGCTCAACTGTCGTGAGTCGTTGTCTCTTGCAAAGCAAACAGGCTCCGTGCCCTGCTTGGCATAGAGACCTGCGATTGATTCCAAGATGCTCACCATGATATTGTTGCTCATCGGAGTCATGTTGCGCTTCTCCATATAGGTGCGCTCTGTCATTTCTTCCCAATATCCGTTTTGGTATACTCTGATAACGTCACTCCATTGGTCGCCTGTACAGTAGCGCATGGTTCTGGCTCTCGTCTCACGCACGCCGCTCAGATTGTTCCAAGCATTCCTGCATCGGGTCAGCAGTTCCATGTCCGTTCCATGCTCCTGTCTTCGCTTTCGTGCCTTCACCGAGTCGTATGTGTTGCGCCGAGGCATCACTTTGCTAAGTGTCAGCAATATCTTTTTTGCCATATTCCTTTACACATTATTATAATTATAGTCGATCTACTATAGTAGAAATTCATCGCAAAAATACCTTTTTTATGCCCTTTCTTTGCTCGTACATATATGTCATCGCATACCTATATAGGTAAGGGAAAATAATTTACCAAATATTCGCATCTTTGCCGAAAAGTTTCAAACAGAATATAATCATAATTATGACAAAAGAAGAATTAGAAAAACAGAATGCAGAGGCAGCAGCCGAGGATGCTGCTCCTGCCGAGTCTGCCGACGCAGCCCCACCTGTTGACGAGCGACCTAATCGCACGGCGTTCTCCAAGCGTTTCTCCAAACGACACAAGGACATCGATTTCGAGGATAAGGAAGCACGCTATGCCGCTATGAACGAGGATTCGGATGCGCTAGGCAAGTACGAAGAGAGCGGTCAGGCGTTGTCAAAGATGCTCGACAACAACAAGTGGTTGGCTGCCATGGTGCTCGACTCTACACGCAAGGGTATGCACCCATTGGAATGGATGGCATCGCAGGGTATCGACATCAAGGCTGCTCTCGAAGACGAGGAGCTGGGCAAGAAGGTTGCCGACCAGATTGCTAAGTTCCAAGAGAAGGTGGCAGAGCAAGAGAAGCACGGTCAGGAGCTATCCGACAATCTCTTGAAGTCTCGCCAAGTCATGGATGGCCTTGGCCTCTCAGACGATGAGGCAGCAGACCTATGGGGTAAGGTATGGGGTGTAATCGAGGATGCGGAGCGAGGTGAAATCTCTGCCGACACGTGGAAGCTTTTCTCTAATGCTTACAACTACGATTCAGACATCGCTTCGGCAAGAGACGAGGCTGCCATGCAAGCCCGAAACGAGAAAATCGAAAACAAGGTTCGCTCATCCTCGACCGAAGGCATTCCTCCTTCGCTCAATAGTGCAGGTGCAGGAAACAAACCTGCTAGCAAGAGAAAGAGAGAAAGTTTCTGGGACGACATTCGCAGTTAATCAAATCCATAATACAAAATAAATATATACAAAAATGAAGAAAGTAATTAATTATTTTTCTAGCCATCAGTTCGTCTTCAAGATGATTCTGATGCTCCTTGCCATTGTTACAGGCGGTGGCGCAATGGCTATGGCAGACCTTACCGAGACTCAGATTGGCGACGAGGGCGTAGACCCTGCCAGCAAAGCTACGGTAGCAGCAAAAGAGCCTGTTGACCCAAATGCTAACGACCGACTTAGCCCTGGAGGCAAGAAGGACGGTCAAGACCTTACAGGTTCACAGGCATCTTCTACCCAGCTCCGAGAGGGCGGTTTGCTCGACAAGGAGTGGGATAGCGAGATTGTCAAGTTCTATCCTTTTAAGACCCCATTGCTCTCCATTGTTCGCCGCATGGCTAAGACCGTTCAGATTAAGAACTGGAATATTTCCCATCAGCGTGTCGGTGGTGAGACGCTTGACGGTCAGACTACAGCCAAGATTACTGAGGGCGATACCATCGAGATTAATTCATCGAACTTCTCTGGTTCCATCCGTCCTTTCTACAAGGGTACAACGGTGTTCGTTTCTGGTGTAGCTGGATATGCTGAGGGCTCGCAGGAAAAGCGTGAGGGTACTTTGATGCTCTACGTTATCGAGGCTAATGGTAAGAAGGCTGTCATGCAGGCTGTCAATGGTAAGCCAAAGAATCCAGGTGACACTCGTATTAACCTCGACAACATGCAGTGCCCAGAGATTCCTATCGGCACCACTTTCCTTGCAGGTGCATCAGCAGCCTCAGAGTCTCAGCTTACCATCACGCCAGAGAACTTCCAGCCACGTGAGAAGGAGGTTTATGTTCAGAAGAAGCTTTTGAACATCGTCTTTACTGATGACTATGAGAAGGTTAAGAAGGAACAGCCTATCACGGTTGCCGACCTCAAGACCGATGCCATCATCAAGTACAATCTCCGTGCAGAGCGCACTTACCTCTTGGGCAGCAAGTCTCGTTTTAAGGCTGAGACTGGTGACGGTCAGATTGAGGACGTGTTTACCTCAGAGGGTATCATCAATCAGCTCACCAACACTTATGGCATTGGCGATGAGTACACCTTGGGTGATATGATTGCCATTTCCAAGCTCCAGTTCACCGAGTTTTCAGAGAACGACCGCTGCTTTGCTTTCTGTGGCAAGAACGCCATCGAGCGTTTGGAGAACATCAAGTTGGAGGGCTCTCATCAGAACGACTTCATCAATCACAACGAGTTCGATCTCTCCTTCAAGCGTTTCAAGGATACCTTCGGTTCCATTGATTTCGTTTGGACTCAGACCCTCGACCTCATGGGCATGTCCGACTTCATGGTAATCTTTGACCCTAAGGCTTCACGCCGTTACGTCAAGATTGGCAAGAAGGAGCAAACCAACGATATGTCAAAGGGCGGCGGCGAGGTTCGTGACGCTAAGCGTTGGATTCATCAGGAGGCAGATTCTGTTGCTCTTCGTGGTTACAACTCTATCTTGGTTGGTCCAGCCAAGAAGATTGCGCAGATTGCTACCGAGTCTCTCGGTGCTATCATGTCTTCCAAGACATTGCCTGATACTCCATCCAAGGGTATGAAGGTTGCTCTTACACAGGATTACACCGTGAAGGGTTCTAATTCTCCAACGGATGATAAGACCTACGAGAAGGGTACCGTATACTATTACACTGGTTCCGCTTGGGTAATCTACACAGGTCAGGACACCGCTCAGTAATACGAAGGCCTCTTTTCATACAATATATAATCACACGGGGGCAGGTGCAACAAGCCCTGTCCCCACTTTATAAAGAACAGATATGATCAAGACATACAACGCAAGAGTACGGAACAACAATATCAGTTACTTGCTAGAGGGTAAGCATGGTAATCAGATGCGTTATAATTTCACCAATGGTAACGTCATCACCAACAAATACCCTTCCATCACGCTTCGCAATCGCTATGCGCAGGAACTTTTGGAGTCTAGCTTGCTCTTTGCCAACAATACCGTAGTGTTGGAGCGCACGGAAGAGGAGTTCCCTGGTGAGCTCGATGCTTTGAAGAAGGAAAGCAATGAAACTCCTACTGAAAATCAGTCAAAGACCGAAGAGGTCAAGGGCATTCGCACCACCGATGAGGTTATCGCTTACATCAACGAGCGCTTCGACAAGGATTGCAAGACTCTAGCCACTGCAATGAAGCACGCTTCAAAGGCAGGTCTCATCTTCCCAGACTTCAACGAGTAAGTTAACATTTAACATTAATAAGAAGTGACAATATCGGAAATCATAAAGGGAGTACGTTGGTGCATAGACGAGGAATCCAACAACACATCGAACATCACCGATGAGAAGGATGACCTCTATATGGACAATATCATTCGTGCAAAGATTAACGATGCCCTTCATTGGCTCGCCATAACCGCAGCATCCTCATCCGTTCTCTCTGATTCCAAGACAGTAGGCACCACTACATCCACCATCACGGTAAGCGCTTACGATACCACTCGCAACATTGGAGTCATTCAGATGGATTCCAACACCGAGGTAATCAATATCTCTAGAGTTCGTGGCAAAGAATGGTTCAAGGCAGTTGTGCCAGTCGAAGACACCGATGACGAAGCTTTGATGATGTTCGATGATTCAGCTGCAGGAACCGTAGACCGGCCACAAGCAGCAATCATGCGAGAGAATCCCATCAAGATACTTTTGCAGCCGAAGACTACCGAAGCCACAATATCTTTTGTGGGCGTTCCGAAGAACGTAAGCATAACATCAGACAGCACAGAAGTTTCTATTCCTGATAAGTTAAAGAATAGCTTTATCTACTATCTCGCCTTTCTGCTCCTCTCTGCCTACGATGACGCCAAGGCTAATCAGATGTACACTATCGCCTTGCAACAGCTCGGCGCAAGCTCCAGTAAGTCCAGCTAGGATAATTCTTAATTATTAATTATAAATTCTTGATTATGAATACCGTTACTGCAACATACGATGCCAACGAGTTAGCTTGGGTTACGCCCATCCTCACCCTTCAGCGAGACATTTTATTGAAGATAAATCTCAAAGAGAAGGGCAAGGTAGTTATCCGCCAGTCAGACGACAAGGGTAACTTCCCTCGTGTCCCGATCAAGCGACACAAGGATACTCAGTCCTTCGAGTTTCGTATGTCGGTCATTCCCGATATCGTTCAAATTCAGATATTCACTTCTACAGAACCAAAAGAAATAAAATATGCCTACATTTAGACAAGATAACAAGTTAGGTACCAAGGTTCCGCTCATAGAGACGTGCGACATTAATAATAAGGCTATAACGTCAGATAAGATAGCTAACAGTGCAGTTGGTGCAGACAAAATTCAAAACGGAAGCATCACCAAAGACAAGCTAGCGCCTGACGTTGACTTATCATTGTATATCCTCGTTGACGAGTTACCGTCTAAAAATATCAATCCGAATAAGTTTTATCTTAGGCGAGATAGTCCTTTGTCTGAGACTTACCATAAGTTTCAATACGTTGATGGCGAATGGAAAGACCTAGGCATATTTAACGACTCAATCAATCTTAGTGCATATATCCCTTACTCAGGTATGGGAATGGTAGTAGAAGATAATTTTGGAATCAAGGAGGAAACCAATGAAGAGTCTAAAGAAACTGCTATGCAGCTGCATTTGGAATATAAAGACAAGGATTCAGATTTAAAGAAGTCTAGTTCTGTCAATATTCCATCTGCTAGCTACGAGAAAGCTGGTCTGATGAGTGCTAAGGATAAGCAAAAGATGGATGCGCTTTATAATATGTCTGCTTTGACAGATAAAGAACTAAATGAAATACTAAAATAAAGTATGAAAGTATTAAATCAAGAAGGTCTTGTTACCTTATGGAATAAGATAAAAAATTTCGTTAAAGGGGAAATCGGAAAGATTGATACGACTCTTTATCAAGTCGTAACAGAGTTGCCAACACAAAATATAAAAACACACATATATTTGGTGAAAGCTAAAAATACGGGGACTCAAAACCTTTATAAAGAGTATATTTATACTGGAGATGTTTCTTCCGCATACAATGCTTCAAATTGGGAGCAACTTGGCGAGTTTAAAGCCGATGTAGATCTGGGGGGGTACGTAAAGAAGGAAAGCGGAAAAGGGCTTTCGTCCAATGATTACACAACAGAAGAAAAACAAAAGCTTTCAAATCTTCCAACTATAGAAGAAATTGACGCAGATTATATAAACTCACTTTCATAAAGTAAAGCATCATGAAAATATTAGATGAAATTGGTGTAGCAACCCTGTGGGAAAAAATCAAAAGCTACGTTTCAGGGAAAGTCTTTAATCCAGACGATGAAGATTTAGTTGCGGAAGAAACAACAGAAGGACAAAGTGTAATGAAACTAGCTGACCGCAGTTATGCTCCCGAGAAATTCAGCGGCAAGGGTTACAAGATTCTTCGCAAGAACATCAAGCCAGTCTCTCTTGCAGTAACAAAGATAGTAGTAACCACCGCCCCAACAGCAGATGGCTACCTATCCTTCATCATCAATGGTGTAGAAACCCACGTAGACGTAGTATCATCCTCTGATACCACAACAGATGCTGTAGCCAAGAAGATAGCCACCAAACTTACTGATTCACTTGAAGAGTATGAAGTATCAGTAGATGCTTCAACCATCACCCTTACCAGAAAGTTTGAAGGTGAAGTTACAGCCTCTTCCTTCTCTGCCAACTCAACAGGTGCTTCATGCACCATCACAGATAGTATTAAGAAGGAATTGCGCAATATACTAACGTCCGTTATGGTTAATCAGCCTAATACTATCTATGAAATCAGGTATGACTTTGACTTGAATGGTGAGACTATTGAGATACCAGATGGATGCACATTGAAGTTTGAGGGAGGTAGTTTGAGAAATGGAATAATAAAAACAGATGTAATAAAAATTAAAGATATAAGTGTAAAGAATATATCTTTTGTATGCAATGCTGTATTAGGCATAACTTCTATTTCCTATAGGGATTTTGGTGCTTTACTAAATGGTGTTTATGACGATTATGAAAGCATTAAGTCTGCCCATGACTTTGCAAACAAGTTTAACTTACCAATTATACAAGAGAGAGGAATTATCAATATCAATAACAGAGCACATAATAAAGCAATTGTTGTTAGAACTAGTACCGATATATCTGGATGCTCGTATTTAATTAATGATGACTACAATGTCGAAGCTAGATACAGTATTGAGGAGGATGAAGATAATCAATTTGAAGATATATCTAACATTGCAAATTCAAATAAGAACGAATTTGTTTTTGGTACAGCAAAGGTTGATTGCTTAAAAGACTATGATGAGAGTTTTTTTATACTAGACTCTGATAGAAAGTTTTCTCATAGAGAAAATTCTGGTTTAGCCTATGATACTTACAACAAAGAATGCTTTACCAGTCTTAGTTCTGGTTCTTTGTTGCAACCCTTGTATTTTGATTATACAGAGGGAACAATGACTTTGCTTCGCAAAAAGGTTAACACGAAGGGTATTACGGTAAAATTGCCAACAATAATATTTAATCGAAGCGAGAAAGCTCATTGGTATAAAGCGGCTTTTAGATGCACAAGAAACAACACAAAAATTCAACTATATCCAGAAATAATCACAATTAATCAACCAGATGGTGCTTATGGAAGTGCTACTTGGCTTACAGAAATTAATTACTGTTATAATGTTGAAGTCTTTGGAGGAAATGTCCGAAATTTCGGATACGCACCTGACCATGTATATACTCACTATGTAGTTACATTTACGCAATCAGACAATATCTTTATTCATGATGTTCATGCTTATAACGGGTGGGGATTCATGAATACGGATTTTATTGGAAATATAGAAATGTCACGTTGTCAAGTCAATAGATTTGACAATCATTTTGGGATAAATAATGCACATATACATGATTGCACTTTCTTGGGAAGAGCAGGAACTGTCAATATAGGATACGGATTAGGTGTTGTTAGGGTCAATGATTGCAAATACATACAATATAAAGATTCCGAAACAGAACCTATAGATGCAGGAATATTAACTCTTCGTTCTGACCTAAAGCTTATTTATCGTGGTGATATTTTGGTTGAGAATATAGACTTAAAATGCTATAATGAAAATGTTAACACATTTCTAGTACAATCAACCAATTTGTTTGGATTTAACAACAACTCGTATATTACAGATAATACTTTAAATAAAATTCATTTTAGGAATATCTCTGTTCAAACATCAGGATATTTTTATTGTTTATATTATAATATAAATCAAAGTATTGTAGATTTCAACATAAAAGATTTCATAATAGAAGATTTTAACTATGACGAAGAGAGTACTTTTAGCCATACACAAAATCCTGTCAATATAGATAATCTGATTATAAAAAATTGTCATTTTGAAAAAATGGCTAACTTTAAAACACAATATAGACATAGTTTAAATATCAATAAAAGCATATTGCTATCAAATGTGTTTTTAGGAAGCTCTGATATTCTAGTTTCAGGTACTATAAAAAATGATGCAAAAATTATGGTTATCAACTCCGATGTATTATATAGCTGGAGAAATATTAGAATAACATATTTAGGAAGCTATATATCTTGCGGTAATAATGAAACGCTTTCCGTGTCTCTAGCAGGGAAAACCTATATAGCATGTATTTTTGGGGCAACAGACCATACGTTAACTCCAAAGATAGAACTTAAAGTAGACAACGATTCTTTGTCAGGCTGTATTAGTGTCGGCAATACCATAAATGGCACATTGCGCTATGCAAAATGTATAAAAATGTTGAATTTCCATTATCAATACAATAGCGATAATAATACAACAAAGTCTTATACTGAGAAACAAAATAGTTTTGCAGGTGCAAATGTTATTTTTGATAATTTTACACCCGCATTCTTCAATGGTAGCGACTGGATAGGTACTGATGGATATAAAATATATTATGCGAGAAAAAGTACAACAGCCAATCGCCCTAATTATCTAACGAAAGATGATGAAGGCTTTGAGTACTATGACACCACTCTCAAAAAGAAGATTCTTTGGAACGGCTCTTCTTGGGTTAACATGGATGGAACGGCATTAGCATAGAAAAACGTTAAGGGTAGACTTTACAAGAAAATGGGGAGCTAAAACAACTCCCCATTTCTTCCCTTGAATCTCTCTTTCTTACGTAGACTCTCATGGCTTGGTGTATGAAGAGCCGAAGTTTGAGTAGGTGAAGTAAATACTAATGCGGTAAAGTATTGATTATTAGATATTTAAATATTTTGCATCTTTAGTGCTTCTTTTAGAATGCCTTAGGAGTTTGATAGATAGAATTTAAATATTATTTTTTTCTTCTTAATTTTGCAGCAGTTACCAAAATGGTGGCTGCTGCATTTTTTTACGACAAAATTAACGGATATAACTAATCTGTCAAAAAGTCTAGGTAATTTTGCAGCATTATTCATTTATAAGTATTATTAATATGAGTAAGAGTAAATTTATTAAAATTACACAGGTGTTGGCAAACATAGCCAAGTTCGCTTATTATGTTGTAAAAACATATTTGGTTCTAGAGCCATAACATGGTAAGCACTTACACCGCAATATCCTCATATATGGTTTATGTGGAATGCACAAGAATAGCTCGGGTGAACGCTAGGCGTTTCCATTCGAGAGACCTTCTTTTTTCGTACTTGCTTGAATCAAACTGCCAAGCAAATAGCAAGCCTCCTCGCCGTACATATCAATCAAATAATATTCCGAGATATGTTGCACAACGTGCAGCATTTCGTGGCTGAGGCTATTGGCGTGCTCCCCATTAGAAGTAGTCCACCCAATAGCCACCACCGTTTCACGTTTTGAGACATTAGAGTAGGTGAGTCCCTTGTTAGCCTCACCTTTGAGCACAAGATTAGTGGCATCTTCGAGAGGAACGCCGCTGCATCCCAAATCCCGAAGACACCTCCTAACATACATGGCATCCCTAGACCGCACATCATAAAGCACATGCACCGTCCAGTCGTACCTCTCTAGATAAATCTCCTGCTCAGTCATTACACATTATTATATTATAGAATCTCGTCCCATGGAATGCCAACACCATTGATGGAACAGTCAGCATAAAATCGGTTGAGAATGAAACCATCCTGTTGATCCTCATCGTCCACATAGTCCTTGATGAACTGAGCCAAAGCCTTCTCATCTGTAATCGAAGAGGCATAGAAATCGGCTCGGCACATATTGGCTATGTAGCAAGCATCGTGTCCCACGTTATTCTCTAGCTCAATGTTATACTTGTGCAGCAATTCCTCCACCTCTTCATTGCCCATAGGCTTGATAGGCTTTCCGTTCTTGCGCATCAGGCTCACCGCCCACTCGCACATCTTCTTGTTGAAATGCCAACCATTATGACGCAGATAAGCCTTCATTTCCTCTGGCTGGTAATCGTAGGCATTCAAAGATATTCTTTGTTTTCTCATAATCGTAATCAATTAAAAGAGGGGCATCCTCAATTTTGAGAACACCCCAACTTAGTTAATACTCGTCGCCGTAGCCTCGGTAATCACGTTCTCCACGGTCTCGGTCTTGACGATGGCGCATGTCCTCGTACTCGTCATGCTCTCGCATACCACCTCTGCCTCCTGAGTGTCCTCGGTAGTCGGGCATTCGGTTGCGCTCACGGTATCGGTCGCCGCCCTTCATTTCCTCCAAGCAGCTCATCAACTTGCCGCCGTATTTCAGCATCTTCTCGGCATTCTCGTACAAGCCATCAAACTTGTCTTCCGTAATCTCAATCATATACATAGCTTTACCTTTCTTCTTTAGTGAATGGATAGAGTAGGAGATTACTTGTTGACCGCCTTTTCGAGCAAGCCCATCATGCGGTCTAGCTTTCCTTCCATACCAGAAACCTTTCCCTCCAACTTGGAAATCTTCTCAGCCTGTTCCTTTTCCTTGGCTATCTGGGGGTTGAGTTGCAATAGCATTCCCTCGCAAGATTTTACAACCTTTTCGTGGTAATCTACGCTCTCCAGTATCGCCTTGGAGGTACGCAACATAGCATCGACCTCGGCACTCATCGCATCCTTGCTTTCACTAACCACAAGGTTCTTGTCGTTGGCTATCTGACCGTTGGCAGGCAGCTGTTTGAAGTCCACCTCCTCATCGTCAATTTTCACTTTCACATCTACCACAGATTCCATAGGCTGCGGTGTGAAGCCATTGTTAAATGATGGGTACTTGGTCTGCGGATTGCTTACCGAGACAACCTGTCCGATTCTTAAAGTTGGGTTCTCGCCTTTATCCAAGACATAGAACAATGAATTTGTCCTTAAACCGCTAAACATAATGTAATCTCCTATCTATTCAATCTGTTAAACAATACCCGTCATCAGTTGAAGGGTGTTAGTGTCTCTCTCAAACCAGAACTGCAACACGCCAGTACCAGGAATATCAGCCACGGTAAGAGCCTCACCATTGTACTTAGTCACAGCCTGAGTTACGCCGTTGGTCTCGAAAAGGATTGGCAGCGTTGTAGTCGTGCCTGTTGGTATCGACTGCATCAGGTTCACGAATATCGTTCCTCTGTAGTTCGCATTCACGAAGGCGTGATTGCGGAAGTTGAACACCACGTTGGCAGTGTTCACCGTCACGCCTTGTGAAGCGATTGCTGCTGAGCCTCTACGGTTTACCCAAACGAAAGGGTTATTCCAAATTAATGCCATAATTATTTCTCTATTTAAAAATTAATTATTACCTTTGCATCGGGATAGATGAGAGTAATTAACTCATTGATAAGAGGTATGTCAACGCCTCTTCCCATTTTTCAAGTTGACACGTTCTAAAATAGTTGACAATATGAACAATCAAGAATTTCTTAAAAGTATCACCCTCGAAGGAGAGGAGTGGCGAGACGTAATCGGATTTGAAGGACTATACAAAGTATCTTCTTTTGGAAGAGTTGTATCTTTGGAAAGATATGCGAACAATCGTTACCAGAATGTTTATAAGCAACCACACTTGCTTACTCCAAGTAATGTGCAAGGTGAGAAAACACCAAGTGTTACTCTTTCAAAAGAAAGCAAGCAAAGCAAGAGGCATCTTCCATATCTCGTTGCTCAAAACTTTCTTCCAAAACCAGATGATAATTACGTACTTGAAGCCAAGGACGGTGATTTTTACAACAGCAAAGTTGATAATCTTTATTGGAGGAGAAAGAAACAGGCACGCAAACTTTACGATACCACTTCACTTGAAGGTGAAATATGGAAGGATGTGCAAGGCTATGAAGGATTGTATGAAATATCTTCTTTGGGAAGAATTAAATCTACCTATAGTAGAAGAATCTTAAAACCTACTGCTTATGGAAACTATCTTGGAGTAGCTTTAGCCAAAGATGGTATATCTAAAAATTATTATATACACCGTCTTGTGGCTACTGCATTCTTACCAAATCCTCTAGAATACCCATGTATAGACCATGTAAATACCATCAAGACAGATAATCGAGTGGAAAATCTTAGATGGTGTACCTTTCTGCAAAATAACCTCAATCCACTTACGAATTGCAAGAGAACCTATAAAGTTTGTCAACTCAAAGGTGGAAAATTAATCCATGTTTATGAATCAATGGTAGAAACAAGAAAGAATGGCTTTCATCCGTCATGCATTTCTTTATGTTGTAGAGGTTTAGCAACTCAGCATAAAGGCTACGAATGGATGTTGCTTTCCGATTACGAATCTCTTATCAATAAGTCAAAGAACTCTCAATCTACCGATGTAGATTAACCCCAGAACCCTCCATTATTAAGGGCATTGAAACCATACAGTCCCATCTGTGCTGCAACACAGTTCGGGACTGCGGTTGCCTGTGCGTAATTTAGGGTAACGGTCTCGGGCAATTTGCACTTGATACCTGCCACCTCGCTCTGCAAACCTGCGAGCACTTGGTTGACTGGTGCCAATGCCTGACCTACAATCTGAGAGGTCATCGCACTAGACTTGAAGGTGCTGTTCTCCTCACGCAAGTGGTCAATTTTGTCTTGCATTTCTCTGAACTCGGCTTGTCTCTGACCGTCAACGATGGTTTGAGTGCTGTCCTTGATAGCCTTTTGGATGTCGCAAGTCTGGCGCTGAGTCTCGTAAGCCACGCTAGAGAAACCACGTTCCTGACCTACAGCCACGTTGTTGATGGCATTGTTCAAGGTGCCAGTCTGTTGGCACATCGCAAGTTTTACATTGCCATCCATTGCTGTAATGGCATTGTTTGTTCTGCAACAACACTCCGCCAACTGGGTAGCGATAGCATTGTTACCCTGCATGATGGCAGTGAGCACTTGGTTAGCAGTCATGTTGAGCTGATTACCCACACCGCAAATCTCCTTGCTTACACCGTTCACGGCAGCGATAACGTTGTCGCTAGTGGTATTGAGGGCAGTCGCCAAGGTCTGAATGTCGAAGCCATTGCGCTGAACAGCCTGCATGATAACAGCGGTATTAGCATCGTTGTTAATCATAGGAGCCACGCCGCCCTGACCGTTTGGTATCATGCCACCGCCGTAGCCGCCTCCGAAGAAGTTGCCTCTGCCCATGAGGATAAAGAGAAGTAAGATGGCAAACAAGCCATCGCCCCAACCATTACCATTGCCCTTGCCGTTGCAAAGAGCAAACAAACTTGGATCTACACCCTGCTTCTGCATGAGTGCTGGGAGCATAGCGAGAATGCTATTGAGACCGCCGCCTGTGCCAGCCCCATTCTCCCCGAATACGTAAGTTTTACTTGATTCACTCATAATAAAAAATGATAGATTAATCGTTTCGTCCATTATTGAACTTGGTGCAAAGGTACTAAGAAAGCCCGGCGTGACCTAACTATGCTCAAAAATAAATTTATTGGTAATTGTTGCTTGATAATCAGTTGTTTACCCTGAGCAAGAAAATGCTCTCTTATTTAGCATTCGTCTAAATTTCAAAGAAACCCCGGCATAACCGATACAACATTGCAACATTTTCACTACTTTTGCAAGAAAATAACGCTTTAACAATTTACGAAATATGATATTATCTCTTATAGGAATTATGATTTTCCTCATTCTGTTCTATATGAACATGAATGTTTTCTTGTACCAACGTGCAATTCGTGGTATGGCTATGTTTCATCAAATACCTGTTGAAAAGTTTGGTATTTTGTACTGGAAGAAGCATCGTGTTTATTATTTGTTGTCAAAACTAAGATGGCTCGTTATTATTGCTCTTTTCTTTGTTAGTTGGATTCCTGCTGTCATTTGTCTGGTGATAAACTTTATAGTTCCGATAATTTATCCAGAGCCTGACTATAGTTATAAATTGATTTATGCAGAGGCGGCTATTGATACAAACCAATCAATAGATAAAGAAACGAAAGAGATTCTTCATACATTTATAGATTTATATAGAAGGAATATTTCTTTTAATAACTTCATGTTATATGAGTCTTTGACTGGTGAGTGTATAGAAGCTAGAGATAAATTTGGAATAAATAGTCCAATATACCAAAACAAAATGGATGAAGTATGGAATAAAATTAATGATAAACAAGAATTTGAAAGATACCTTAAATACAATGATGAACTAGCAGAAAGGAAAAAAGCGGAAGAATACCGTAGAAATAATCCACGGACTTTTATAAGGTATGAAAGATAACAATAAAGGAGGTGAGTACTTAGCCCACCTCCTTTATTTTAGTTCAGCTTATCAAGCTGTTCCACCGCCTCCATCATGATTCTGTCAATATTCTCATTGGCAAACTTGATGCTCTCGGTGTCACCCGATTTATCCCTCAACTTCTTCCAGACCTTCATCTGTTTCTCGGCAAGCTGAATCACTCTCACCTTCGCCGCATCCTTGGAGTTCTGGAAGGTGTAGTAATCACCGATGTTGGCGATACGCTTGTCAATCGGTACATTCTTCGATTTCAGTCTATCCACGTTGGCGATAGTCTTCTCCATTTCGTCCTTGTAGTTGTACCACTTAGACTTTGTACGTTGCAAGCTACTCTGCTCGCTAGGTGTGTAGAGCAGAGAGCGAACGAAAGGAATATCCTTGGTCTCGGTATCGCTTCCATGCTTGATGGTACCAAGCGCACGCTCTGCGAAAGTAGCAGCACCGCCACCGATTCCACCGAAGAAGTGATTAATCATACTAGGGCTAGTAACCATGTCAAGGAAACCATTTCCTAACATATCCTCGTTACCCTTCGCAACATCGTTGGTCTGGGCATTCACCCACTTATTCACAGATTTCAATCCCTCTGGCGTACCATTGTAGGCTCTCTGCCAAGCAGGAACGTTCTCATTATAGTCACCTCGTCTTTCGATAGGAGCACCCTTCCAGTCAGAGTTTTGTTCCCATTCGATGAAAGGAGCGATAGCAGAAGGAGAGATAGCCTTGACAGTTTCCTCCAAAGGCTTCTTGCCAGCCGAAGAGTTACCGAGATAGTCCATCACAGGCACCAGTTGCGACATACAGCCCACGGCATCGAAATAAGGATTCTTCTGTCCGGTCACGTTTGGCGAGAAGGTCAGTCCTGCCGCCAAGTCGCCCAGTCCGTAGAAGGCTCTCAACTCGATGGCAAGCGGAATGGTGATAAACTCGCCGCCACCTTTATATATACAGAGGTTGTTTCTTCTCACGTAGTCTGGCAACTCACCGTATGGGTCTTTCACGCCCTTGCGGTCTTTCTCGTCCTCACTAGCTATCAGCGCATTGTTTAAGAGCGCACCCAAGGCACCGAGCGCAAACGGAATGGATAGCATGTTGATGCTTGTGCCTACAGGATGGTTCTTCAAGTTCTTGGCAAGCAAGTTCGTGCTCTGAATACCTGCGTTGAAGAACATCGAGCAGTGTCTTAGATAGCTAGAGGTGAAACCGTAAGCCCATCTTTCCTTTTCCTTTACCCAGCTCATTTCACCATTCTTGAAACTCTTGATGGCATCGCCGCTTCCGTGTCTGTTGAAGTTGGTAGATACCTCCTTCGCATCGTAAGTGGAGCGAACCACCGAGCGACCGAAGTCACGACTGGTGCAATAGGTTGCGAATCGGGCGATATTCTCAGCCACCTCGTTCAAGTTCTCCAGATTGCCGAAGAAGAAATCACGTACCATCTTGCCGCCACGCTGCACCTTGCTGCGCTCACCCTTCACATCTTGCTTATACTGCTTCTCCCATTCCTTCATGTTCTTAATCTGCACCCAACCAGTCTCGCCGCCGTTCTCCATAAACTCTTTGAAGTATCTCTGTACCTTGTCAGTGGTGTCAAGCGTTCCGTTACGATACTTGGCAAACAAGCCGAGACCAGTAGAGCCTTGCAAATCCTTCACGCTGATGTTCGATGCACCCTTATACAAACCCAACTGAGCATAGTACTTAGCCCAAGTGCCGCCATATCTTGCGCCTTCCTTGGCGGTCACGTTGCTAGATGCAAACTCCGCATCACGCATGATGTTTCTCATCACAAACTCTGGGTTGTAAGAGGTACAGAGCTGCGCCATCATTCTAGAGATAGTGCCAAGCGGTTTCATCACACCCTTAGCCGCCGAGTTCTCCAGCAACCCATTCAACGCCTGTGCAGCTCTAGGATTACCATTCACGATGAACGAGTGCTTCTTTCCTGCAATCATCACATCAACAATATGCTGCGATTTATTCTCTGCTCTCTGGAACTTATACCCAATCTTGCCTCTTCGATACACCTTGGTAGCCAAACCCTTTGATTCCAAGTCCTTCATTTCAGCGTTGAAGTCCGCTACTATCTGGCTAATTTCGTCTGGTGTGGCATCCTCTGGAATGTCTGGGTAACGTTCCACGGTGGTCTGGGTGATAGGGTCATCGGCGTACCAAACACTTGTTTCCGTCACAAGGTTGTTGTTGGAATGATTTCTGATGAATCGGGCGAAAGCTTGTTTGATGGCATTCTTGCCGCCGTTGTTGATGGCTCTGTTGCCCATCGCTCCAATCTGCGCCAACACGTTGGTCTCGCTCAGATACTTGTGTCCCCTTGCTCTCATGATGGTGCTACCGATGTAGCTCTTCGGGTCGCCCTTCTCGGTGATATAGCCGTAGGTGTCTTCCGCTGTAGCTTCGTCATACTTTCTCAGTGGCACATACCAGTTGAACATATCCGATACATGACCGTACAGTTCTCTGCTGATAAGACCGTTCTTATAGTCCGTATCGAGCGAATACTGAGTAGCAGCCTTCACCTTATTCCAGTAGTCAGCCACAGAGCCTTGCTTGATGTCCTCCATCTTGCCCTCAGAGTCCATTACGCTAGCGATAGCCGCCGCATCATCGTAAGGGTCGGAAGACTTCTCGATTTCCTGAATGGCATGAATACCCGAATAGTCGTGCTCACCTGCATCAAACTTGTGGTCGCTATCCACGTAGTTTCTGATGAACTCATCCATTTGCTCATAGTAAGTCTTCAAGTCGATGTCGCCACGCTCTAGCTTCTCGTCAAGAGTAGCCTTCTCATTGTTCCAGTCGAACTCCACGGTGTCAGCCAGTTTCTTGGTCTTCTCGTCCATGCGCATACGCTTCAAGGCATCACGCACATACAAGATACGGTTGCGCTCCAGTCCGTGCTTGGTAATCATGTAGAGGTTGAAGTTACGAATTTTCTCATCGTCCTTCTTTCCATCGAAGGCATCCAATACCTCAGCCATCGCCTTGTCGAGAGGCTTCATCACGTTGCGCTCGAACATCTGAGCCGCATCGCTCATCGCTCCCTGCATCGTATTCTGTAAGATATAAGGATTCTCCGAAGAAGCAATGTCCTCAATCTTCACTCCAGGCACAATCGCCGTCATCAAGTTCTTCAATGAAAGCATATTGTCCATATAGCTCTCCGTGAACATATAGCCATGTGCATCAAGCGCACGATGATAGCGGTCCAGTGCCGTTCCTGCCGATGGGGTAGTGCGGAAGTGAATCTGTCCGTCCGTAGCCTCTTGATACTCAGCCTTCGGCAAATCGCCCAAGTCCTTAGCCTTGCCGTCAACATTGGTATGGAATATGCCATCCTTGGCGATAACCTCTGGCACCCCCTCGTGGTCGAGACGGTATCTTACCGCCTCGGCACGCATTTTCCAATAAGGGTCGTTAGGGTTGCGTTGAAGGTTCTTGCTCAACCAAAGCAAGTACTTCACATCCTTGGTGTTAGGAGCCACACGATAACCGATTTCGTGCAAGAAGTCAGAAACCTTATTCTTGATGTTTCTCCAGAATCCAGCTTCGCCTCTTCCGTCCTCGGCGAGTCGTGCGATACCTTCCTCGATGGCATCATAGATGCTGAGAGGATTATATCGTCTCTCCTCATCCACCAACTTTTTCAAGTCGGCATACTCAGGCTTGTCAAGGTCATACCAAACATCACGCAAGAACTTGTCGAATCTGTCTTCACCAAACAGTTCTCTCATACCCTTGTGTCCGACCACCTCATGCCAAATAGTCTTCTCAGCAGTATAGCGGTCGTGGATGTTAGGCATGTAAAGATGCACCTCGCCAGTCTTCTCGTCATACCATCCGTAGACTTTCTTACCTGCCTCGATAGCCTCCTTCGCACGCTTGTTGGTGATTTCATCAACCGATGAAACCTCGTTAATCTTGGCACCTACCTTCTCGGATAGATGGGCGATATGGGAAGAGACAGAAGATGTTTCCTTGCTATTAATAATCTTGTCATTCAACTCTGCTCCCTTTTGAAAACGTTCGTAATCAAGATTATTGATTACATTCTCCAAAGCCTCGTCTAGTCTATCAAGAGCACTAACCTTTGGAGGGAAACCAAGTATATCTCTAACAGCTGCAACAATTCTTCTGAACCAACCCTTTGCCGCAGGAATCTGTGCGGCAATCTTTCTCCATTTAGGATTAGCTAGCTCAGTCATCATTTCCGCAGGATTAGTTAGAGCATAAGGTTTTGTTCCTTTAAAATGAGTATCGAAATAAGAGTTGATTTCATTATACAAGTCAACCACCTCTTTTGCAGCCTTTCTTTGAGACTCAGTAAGCAAATCACCATAACCTTTTCGGTAAAGATTGATAATGTCAGATGTTACAACGTGCAACATTTCGTGGCAAACCGTTGAAGCCAAATCTTGTTTGCTGAATCTTAATGCAGACAAGTAATCTGTATCTATCTGGATAAAGTTAATTGGATGGTGATAGAATCCTTTTGTTCTGTTAGACACGATAGCTTCGCCCTTTAACTTTGTGTCAAGAGCATTTACCAAACCTTTGATGCGGTCGAAAATCTTCTGAACATCTGGGTCGCTGTTGTAGTCGGTGAATATTTTTTCAACCTGCTCCTTGCTTGCCCAGTCGCCATCTTCGAGACCGTACTTGTTTACAAAGTTGTTGTATCTTTCCAGCAGATAGTCTTTAGCTCTTTGAGCAGCTGCCAAAGAGAGTGCCGTTTCTTTGTAATCTGCGAGTAGTCCAGATTCTCTGCTATATATTCGTCCGTTATTCCCTTGCGAAATTCCTTCCATTCCTCTGGAGTCATTTCTTTCGGTTGTTTCGGAGCCAATAGCTCTCTTGATTTCATTGATGTCTGAGTTTCTGCTGAATCCATACTTTTGTTCAATATCTTTAAGTTTATTATCAAGAGAATCAATGACAGATTTAAGACCATCATATTTCTTGGTCTTGTTTCCTTCATTGTCAAAGTCGAAGGTATCAATGTATTGCTTGCCAGCAAACTTGTTTGCCATCAATTCTGCATAGTTCTTCACATTTGGTTTGGAAGCATCACCGTAAAGTCTTTCAACCTCTCCATCGAATCTCTTTTCAATCTGCGAAGATACAGCTTTATCTACATCTTCGGGAATGATTCTACTATTCTTAACATCTTTT